ACCCATGTGTTATCAGTTTATTGTTCCATTGAAACGTGATCTTTTTCCTATTGGGTCTCCCATATATGTGAGAGACACTCTTTTTTTATAGTGGGTTCTTCAGTATTTTTTTGAAGAACACTCTTTTATTTTTATTTGATTTTTATGCTCACTAAGCCAATCGTCTTTTTGCAAGATACCTAATAATGATAACTTGCGGTGGATTGAAGCCAAGTGGAGGGTACTCTTGTACTGAATACGCTTGTAAAGAGTTTGAAAGCAGATCAGATTCAATGCTCAAAGTAATTCTCGATAATTCAGTCTAATCACTCCGCGATCATTAGCAATATCAGCTGGATCAATAAACGAACCATTATGGGAAACTGGAAAGGTGTAATTCTGGTTAGCAACTGCATATCCTGGCATCATTACTAATTCTCCAATATCTATATTAGGTGCTGTTGAAGATATGACAAAACCAACTGACTGTGCCATTACGCCATTACTTTGGATTCCTCCAGCTGCAGTAGTAAAAGTATTTGTGTTAACACTCAATGTATTGTTAATTTCATCACCTGTATATTGTGTTTTTAAAGTTAACGTCAGTGTCAAATAAGGTAGAATTTTTGCAGTTAAATCAGTATTTGCTGTTTGACTAGTAACAAATAATGTAAAAGGGATATCACTAGGTACTACAGGTATTAATGGGTGAAAAGTATTATCAGAAACTGGAATTGTGTAACTAAATGGAGTGTGTGCCATTCCTCTCTTGCCATTCAAATTAGTGATTTTACTCCAATGATCAGTATCTAGATAAGTAATTGGTGTGCAATGTGTAGTGTATCCAACTGCCAAAGCTGTTGTATCAGTATAGGGTACTAATGGTTGAGTAGTAAAAGTAACTTGATGAATAGAATATTGTGTAAAATTAAGGGAATGGTTCAATAAAATTTGATTTAAGAAGAAAGGATGAATTGTAATCACATAAGTGGTGTCTATGAAACAAGAATTGGGTACAGGAAAGGTTATCTTCAATCTCATTGATTCTTGATCTCTACTCTGAATTTTAAACTTTGATACTATATTAGAATTCTGAAAGTAAGGGGCATTAAGATTACGTTGAATATTATTCCTAGCATTAATTCTTTGATTACGTCTTCTAGTTCTACGCCTAAGAGGTAAGGGTTGATTTCTCAAATTTCGATTCATAACTAAGCCATTTCTATTAGGTAATTGTCTGAATCTATTAGGATTTCTTGGATTAAAGTTTCTGCGAGGACCAACAGTTCGTGATACTATTTGTCCATTATTAAAAGTTCGGTAATTCATTTCCGCTTTTAAACTACGGTAAGTATTAAACAGTGCTTTAAATTATATTTAAAGTGCAGGTAGGAGGGGTTTACTACCATCTAGTGGGGTAGACTTTACAAGAAAGGATTGACAATCCTCATAAAGTCATAACTCGACCCGAGTCCAAATCTTTAACTGTTGTCACAGAAGTATACTCCTGGTCGCCATTTTATAGGTTCCTGGCAGGATGCTTCTGATATCGGTTAAAGACGAGCCCCACGGCGCGATCGCCGATTAATAGTGCAAATTCAATTGATTCTCCACCTCAGGAAATATCTTTAACAATAAGGGAGAATCCAGATTTCCTAATTCTATCTGTTTCTCTATTGCTAATTGCTGGTTTATAGTTATATTAAATTTTTGTTCATAAAAGATTCGGTCTTCATCAAGAATTGCTACTGGTTTAAAATTTTCATTTTCAATTAATTGGGTCCACTGATACTCATACCAATTATTATGATTATATAGTTCCTCTTTTGTATTATTTAATTGCATCATTTTCAAAGCATATTTTGATAAAATTGGCGTATGTTTACCAGTAATATAAGCTGATTGTGCTTTCCACTTAAGTAGTGCTTGTGTTCGATGATTAAAATATTTTTTATCACAGGTCCAACTCATTCTCAATATAGTTTCAGGACTTATTAAAATATTATCTGTCTTTGGATTATAATAACAAGAACAAAAGGAAGTGTCTGTAATATCTGTACTAACGCCCATTTTAATGTTAAATCCTAAATTCTCAAAATCTTGATTAGTAATAGTATTGTTATCTAAGGCCCATACAGCATCATCGCCTTCAACAAAGCCTGTACCATTAACGTTCTTAATTTTCATCAAATAAAGCATGTTCAATAAATTGGAAAACCCATTGCCTAAAGATGTCCACATTTCCCCTGACATTCGAGATCCTTGTACAAATGCTTTATATCTCTTACCTCTAATTTCATTAATTCTAGGTTTAAACCCATTTGGGGTTGGTTGAAAATAAGCGCCCATAATAACGCCTAATATCTCCTTGTTGTTTTGCAACATATATCTAAATAATTGACATTCCATCACATCAGTGTACAAAGGAACAAAACTTGATTCAAAAGAACTGTAATCAGTTTGAATATAATATTTATGATTTAATAACGTTCTATATTTTTCATTCATCTTCATAAGATTCATCCCTTTAATAAAATATGGTAATTGGTATAATCTATCTTCAATTAATTTGATGTAAGGAGCAACAAGGACTTTAAATCGGTCGGATCTAGAGCATATATATCTAGCCAACTTCAATTCTTCATAGAACTCCCGTTTTAAAAACCCTTTACATAAATAATCATGTTCCCCTATTGGGACATAAAATAAAGACTTGTAAGCTTTAATCAATTGTAACCTCCTGTTAACAGAATAATGTTTTGAATTATTAATACAATCAATATGTAATTTTTCTGTATCTTCAATAGTTGGTAAAGGTTCAAGATTCTTAATCAACCATTCATTGACAAAATCTTTTATAGGTTTGTAATCATCAGCATTTAATATCTTAGGCATTGCAGGACTTAAACGTTTTGCATAAGCACATATATAATCTAATTGACTAGTGCATTGACTGCAAAAGGGAGTATCTAAAGTACCGTTTCCTATGCATTTAGCATAATCTTCATCATTTGTAGTGTTTTCATAGACCATTAAAGTTTTATTAAAATTTGATAAATCAGAAATTTTATTGAAATTTTTATCATGATATCGTATAGGTAAGATAGTCTTTTTGTTAGATATAATCTTAACCTGTGAGACTATTTGGGAAGGCAATTCAAAGGCCAGGTTAATAGTTCCTATAGATAAATAAGTAACAAGTATATTAGTTAATTTAAGATCATCAGATCGATGAGATAATAACCATTGAATTGCCTTGTTTGGTCTTAATGTAGGATGTAAGTTCCGATTGTGCACATGGGTGTCTGAAAATCCAGTTCTTCATAAATCTCTTTCCAACGGAACTTGTTGATAAACCATGAAACTATTTTATTAGATATATAAAAGGTAGGTCCAAAGAAATTAATTTTAACTTCATTAGGGAAAACATCTGCTTCAAAAATCAATTCATCTCTGTGTTCAGGCAAAATAACATTCATAGGGTGGAGATTAGGGACAGGTAAATGAAAGGAGTGCAAAAAATCTAAAGATACTTGACTTGCTGTAAAAGGTATAACATCTTGATTCCCTTTAATCATATCCATATGCTTATTACTGATTTGACTAAGTATTTTATCTTGAGCAAAAATGCAAAACCAATAAGCTCTTTCCTCCTTGGCTAATCTTCGTCCAGTCTTGACTTCCAAATGTGACCAAATTGACCATAATAAAGATGCCATCTCCAATAATAATCTCTTAACCAGAGTGGAATTTATAACGACAGAACAAATATATCCGTCCAAACTTAATCTATTTATTATAGCCCATCTTTTCTCATCCTCCCTTCTAAACATCGGTTGTTTATCATCATAATATTCCTTCAATTGCATCATCAACTTAGCATAAGGATTATTGTAAAAAATGTAATTATATCGATATTCATCAGTATTCACCTCAGGTAATTCAGAAATCTTTTTTAAAACATTCTCATTAAAATTTATAGGTTGACTGTTGATATCTAATGTTTGTAATTTCTTAGATTTTTCTACCTCTTCTTTATTAAGTGGTATCTTAATCAATTTAACAGGTTCCTGTTTCTTATCCTCTTCTTCAGGTACAATTTCTATTTCCTTCTGATTCACTTCATCTTTCTTCACTTCTTCTATTTCCTTCTCAATAACTTTTTCTTTTACTTCCTCATAATCGGGGTCATTACTTGGCTTATCAATTAATTTAATTTCATTTTTAATATAACCATTAAGAAAACCAACCACACTTTGATTATAAGTTTGATCAATATACTTAGTTAAAGTCATGCACTTACCATCGGGGTTACTAAATTCCTGTGACTTGCTATTACCCAATAACTCCTTAAATTCCAATTCGGGATTCAAAGTTACAGAATTCATCATTAAACTAGCTAAATCACCTAACTGCCACGTAGAGAACTTTGCTAACTGATTAGGTCTCATTGCCATAGCATCAGCGATTCCCACAATATAATTAAATAATTCCCATCTAGCATGTTTAAATATATAATCCTCACCATTACCTTTGCCGAGATTATTATTCAATATAAATGATCTTATTTCATCATCATTAAATCCTGGAAAGTAAGATCTCAATAAAGTGTCTGTTAATTTCTCCCCGAATCTATTTAATAAGAATACTCGCAAATCTTCTTCTGATTTTTCTTGACTATTTGTCTCTTTGGAGTTCTCCTTAGCATCCTCTTTCTTATCATCTTTCTCGTTGGGATTTAACTGAATTCCACTTTCATCACTCTCATGTTCAGAATCTGAAGTTTCTTCATCACTATGAGGTTTAACAGGACTATTTAAGGGCTGGGTGATTCTTATTTCTTGAGGGGCTAAAGCAGGTGTGTCAGTATCTGAAAAGCCATGAGTCTTGGTTGATTTCTTCTTTGGTTCAGAATAAATATAATCATTGGTAGTCTCTAAAATTGGTCTAGATGCTGGCTCTCTGTGTATCAGAGTAGTAGCCACGATGCATCCTGAAACGATAACGGTACCAGTTGCAATAATTATAGTTGTAATCATTGTTCTAATTGAAATCTTCTAACAAAGTAAAATTGTATAAAAGGAAGATATAGTT